TGAACATAATATTGCAAGGCTTATATACCTTGAAGAAATTACTCCCAAGACAGGAGGACACGATATACCATATCAGCGACAACGAATTATGGATATTGCTGACGATTATAACGCTGCTCGGGTTATCATCGACGCGACTGGCATTGGTGGCGCTATCGAACAAGATATCCGCATGGCTTGCGCCGCGAGAAGTATCCATTTCTTTCCCTTTGTGTTTACTGGAGGACCACGAGGAACCAAAACTCAAGTCTATAGAGACTATGCTTCCTATATACAAAAAGGACAAGTCAGGACACCAAATCCGAATGGACTCCCGGCTGACCAGAAAAGACTGATGGAAAGATGGCTTCGGCAGCATATTGATTTGGAATACGTTATGGACACTGCAAATAAGACAGAACGTATTTCAGCTCCCGATACTAAGCATGATGATTTTTGTGACAGTTGCGTAATAGCCATACATGCCACTCTTTCAATGCTACCAGCAAGTGGAACATTCACTTCTGTTTCTGTTAATAAACCTATTAATACACAACACTCTTCTTCTAAATGGAGCCGAGATAGTGGATTATTTACAACAAAGATGCGTACAAAACGTATCAGTAAGAAAATGCCGAGGGGATTATAAACCAAAGCTTTATATACTAGCTTTTATATATTAATAAGTGATAGCAATGGCCCTTAGAGATTATGTGCCTTTTTTAAGGCGTAGACAATTCGCTACAGTAGGTGGCGACCCTCCCTTTAAAAAAGACGACCCTCGTAGTTTTGGTGAAGGTGTAATTAAAAGAATACGCTTATCTAAACAATTTAGAGGCGGTTCTCAATATGAAACTCAGATAGGTGACCCTAGAACCTATATGAATGTTTACTTGTCTGACCCTATTGTAAGGACTCTTATTGATTTACCGTGCTTGTACGCAAGTAAGGACGGTTGGGACATTGTTACTGAGAGTGATGATACGCGCGACAAAGTTACTGAGCTCTTTAATAATATTAATATAGATATGCTTATATATGGCTGGCTTCGTAATGCTCGCATATTCGGAACTGGCTACTTAGAATGGACTGATGACAATTTGGTCTTGAGGTCGTCACAGAATATGTTTGTCCAGAGGAACGAAAATGGACAGATAATGTATTACTATCAGAAAGTGGGCGGTCCTAGTGAAGATGTTCGTTTTGAAGAAAATGAAATCATTGAGCTGAAGAATAATACGTTCGATGATTATGCATATGGTCTTTCCGACATACACCCAATTCTATATTTGGTTGATTTGAAAGACTATGCAGAGCGTGATGTTGGAGCAGCTTTAAATAAATATGCTACTAGCAGATTCGATATAAGTTGCGGTCTTCCAGACATGCCGTATGGTCCAGATAAGATTAATGAAATTGTTGATGCATTTAATTCTCTAGAACCAGGTGAAGATATTATTCACGGTAATGATATTGAAATCAAGGAAATGCAAGGCACTCAGAGAGCTTTTGAGTACGGTAAATATATAGATGATATTCTTAAGAAAATTCACATGGCTCTTAAGGTTCCCATTTCTATGTGGGACAATCCAAACCAAGCACGACCAATCTTCGAACCCTACGTTGCTTACTTACAATCAGCGGTTGAAGCTTCCTTGAATTCACAGCTCATGCCCCAATTGGGAGACGATGTGCAATTTAAATTCAGACAGATTAATGTTGAAGATGCGTTTACTAAGGCAAAGACAGACATGATTTACCTAGCAGAAGGAGTCCTTTCGCCGGGAGAAGTTCGCACAGAAAGGGGACTTAACCCAGAAGGCGCTGTTGTTATACAAGACACGGCTAAAGAGGCGAATATTTCTGGTGGGAAGAATCAAGATAAGAAAGAAGAGACGAAAAGGACCGAGAATAGAGGGAATCAGCCCTCTGCGAACGCAACGGGGGCTAGAACATGAGTAAAGAATATCTCTATGAACAATGTATAATAGAAGCAGGAGCAAAATTAAAGAAGCGTGGCATAGAAAGGCCAGAAGAAAAAGCTTCGAATATGTGCAAAATGTGGTTGGAAGAAATAGAAATCACAGAAAAGACCTTTGCTGGTGACACTGGGTCTTTAGAAGAAAAAAGAAAACAATTCGCAGTATCCTTCGAAGGAGCAGAGCTCACGGATGTTGAGGATTATGTAGAATTCCCTGTAATAGCCCTTACTTCGGGCTTACATACCTACGATGATGAGGGAATCGAGCAAAAGGTTTATATAGAACCTACGATATTAAAAGAATATATAGAAAGTTTTAAAGAACTTCCTATTTACTATACTCACCAGAGGACACCGGAAGACCTACTGGGTCTTGCGACCAGTCCTGAGTTAATTGAATTGGATAATGGAAAGGCAGCTATCAAAATGCTAGCGAAAATAAATAAGAGTAGTGATAGGGCAGAAGAAGTGTTAAAGAAGGTAGATGAAGGCGACATAACCCATGTGAGCGTTGACTGGTTTTCAAACGACCTCAACGTGATGGGAGAACCGTTTGCTTCTACCATTCGACCTGTGGAACTTAGTTTCATAGACAATGAAATTGCAACTCCCGTCTGTGACGAATGTACAATTGATGGAGAGACATGTAATGAAGAACCGGAAGATGTACAATCGGACGGGGAGTTAAACGAGGTAAAAACTATGACTGATAAAAAAGTTGAAGTAAAATCAGAAGCTGATGGAATTGTGGAGCGTGAATTCGCTTCCCTTAGAACTCAGCTGGATGAGGTTACTGAGTCTCACACAGAACTCCAGACGAAGTATGATGAAGCTCTTAAGTCAATTAAGGACTTCACGAAGGCAAACGAAGAGCGCGAAGCTGCGGAAGCAACCGAGCGTAAATCTGAACTTGTTTCTACAATTATAAACAAGGAGCTTCTCTTAAATACTTTGGCTGAAGATAACAAGGAAGGTCGGACAACCGAGCTTTCTGAGTGGGACGAGCTGAAACTGAATGGTTTCTTCTCAGCACTGGATAGTATTCCAGACGTTGCTGAGACGGAACGCACTTTCGGTAAAGGTAAATCTCACGATTCTGAAGATGCACCCGTAGAGGGTGAACAAGAAGTAGAACGTCTCTTCGCTATGAAGGGCGGGAAAATTGTGCTCAATAAAGAAGCACTAAAAGGTGATTAAATATGGCAACAGAAATTTTAGTAAATGATGGCGGAGCGCCAGCACGTATTTTACCATTTGTAGCAACGGCAACTGTCACAGCTGGGGACCTATTAATGGTTCACACTGACGGTAAAGTCAAACCTACGACCACTGCAGTTATACCCAATATTGGGGTAGCCTTGAATGGTGCAGCAAGTGGAGAACTGGTTAATGTGATTACTGGTAAAGGTTCAATTGTAAGAGTTATTCAAAATACGAACTTAGCGGCAGGAGCTATCGTAATGGTAGACGCTAGTAACGTGGGAGAAGTTATAGCTCACACTGGAACCGGAGAGGCTAACCTAATGGTAGGCATGACTCTAGAGGACGTAGCGGCAGGAGCTTACGTGAAGGTGCTACTGCACTAAGGAGATATAAAATATGGTAACAGCACAAGAAGGTATGCTTACATCTACCAATTCAGGCGATGGCACGACTAGCACTATTGCGAATCGTGTTATCGTTGATTTCAAGGACGCACTTATTGATTATAAAGTGACTGACCTTGATGTAATTGGCATGTTTTGTGAGCCTATGACGACAGAAACAGGTGGCGACATTGATATCACTATTGCAAAGCCAAGTATGGTTTTGGAAGAGATTGATGAAGGTAGCACACCTGCTTACCAGCACACGCTGCTGAGAAATGAGCGTATTAGCGTTAGAGAATGGGGTATTGCAATCGCGGTTACTCGCCGTATGATTGAGGATTCCCGTTTCAATGAGGTTGAACTCGCTCTGAACGAAGCACGGCGTGCTGTATCTAGACACGTTACGCAGCATATTATGAGCTCTCTTATGGGGGTTTATCATGCGACATACGGCACTGGTTACGGAGGTGCCGATATTACTACGGCTACTGAGGCTAATATTGCTCAGTTTTCGAACGTACCCGAGGGAACGTTCTTCGGAACGACTCCCGGAACTCCACCAACTGGAGTTGAGAGTAGGCTCGTAGACTATGGTGATTATTCAGCTTCGGACTTGAATACCCTTGGACCGCACTACATTGCAAGTGCGTCTTCGGTGACAGGTGCTAGTGATATTGCTCTAGACGACCTTACGCAAGCTATGGAGCTGATGGGTGCGAAGGGTATGACTGCGGATACTGTCCTAGTCTCCCCCTCTCACGTTAAGAATCTACTCAATATGGCTGACTTTACGCTAGCTTTCTCGGCTAATGAACTGGCGGGACCAGATTCCCCAGCTAAATGGCTAGAGGGTGCGCGTAATCAGGGCGTTATTGGTAATCTATTTGGTCTTAGGGTGGTTTCATCTTCATGGTGCCCGCAGGGTCGCTATGGAGTTTTCGATACCGCTGTCAAGCCGATGGTCTACGTCGAGAGGCGTGGTCTGACTGTAGAGGAAGCCAATCCCGGTTTCGGTATTCTTGGTTCGTATCTCTCAATGAGATATGGTGCGAAGATTGTCCGGCCCGAGTCTGGCGTAATCGTATACGGCGCTTAGATACATTAAAAATATATGGTTCTGGGGAGTCCATCAGTAAAACTCCCCAAATATGCACGGTCGAGTCATTCCTAATTCAAATAGGATGCGACTTAAAAAAGTAAGGAGAATATAAAAATGGCACTAAGAGATACTCGCGGTGGACGCGAATTCGATAAATTTGTAGCTGATGCTACTGGCGATACAGCTATTAGAACGACAGCTACAGTTAAGACTACAGTTGAGACGACCGGGGGAACTATAGCTTCTCCTGTTACAGTTGCAGCAACTTCAGGTGTGGGCACAGAAATTTTAGGACCTACTAGTATTGCAGGTCACGATAGAATTTCACTTCAGTTTTTTTGGGCGGCAATAGCCGCAGGAACTACTATGACTTTTAAGGTATGGGGTTCCTTAGTTACTACTCCAGAAGACCCAGTACCTACTATAGCTGCTGGAACTAAGTGGACACAAATTGGAGATGATGTAGTAGTTACGTCTACTGGTACAACTGCCGGTTCGTTTAACGCATTTAAGGCAATTTCTACTACGCCTATGGAATACATATCAGTAACATGTGTATCAGGTAGCGGAACATCTAATACAGTAGCAGTCTATATGTTGGCAGATTGAGGTAGC